ACGTCACCACCGACCACACCCACGACGCGAAGGTCGGAGGCGGTGGTGGTGACTGACACACCTAGAGCGGTAGGGTCAGCGGCCAGCGAACCTGTACCTGCAGTGTTACCGACAATCACCACATCACCGGTGAATAGAGTGACGTTAGAGTTATTCTGGAAGACGGTAACTTCCTGCGACTGCTGGTTACCTAGATAAGTGTTAAGCCAGGAGGCACCTGCGGTCCACGCCTGGTTAACATTTTGGATCTGAGCGGTAGGCATCTATATCTCCTATGACGTGATTCCGAGGAGCTTGCCGTGACGAAGGCAGTTAGACAAGCACACGTTCCCGGCCCACAGGATCAGCGAGGACATGGCGTCCTGGTTGACCGGCTCACGGAACTCCTTCATGTTGAAGTCGGCCCGAGGGTTGACGTACAGGTACATGTAGTCTTCGTTGAGGAAGAACATTTGCCCTGCGGGGATATGCGAGTCCACACACATTGGCACCCCGTTAAACACGAGGTTCGTGAACCCAGCCTGGCCTAGTTGAACATCAACTCCTTGAGGCTGCACGGGGAAAGCCTGGCCGGGGACACCAGCGGTCGAGTTAACACCAGTGTTAAGCGCCCAGTACAGGTTATACACGTTCTGTGTGGTAACGATAATAGTAGGATGGCGACCACCTTCAGTGCACGATCCCCACATCTGCATCATAGCGACGAGGGATAGCGGCGGGGTGATGGTCGATACCTGCGACTGCCAGAACGTGTTAGTCGAGCGGGAAAGCCCACCGTATGTTGCGGCCACAGAACCGTTGTCGACAGCACCCACAAGACCGTCTATAGCCTTGTTGTTGGTCACGACGTTAGACCAGACACCGGCACCGAGGATTTCAGCGAGTTCTGTTTGTGCCTGCTCGAACTGGAACGAAAGGAAGTTGACCACAGCCTCAGGCGAGTCAACGCGGATAAGGGTTAGACCGTCCACTGTGACAGGCACCCACGCCTGCTTCCAGTCGAACGCAGCGTTCTTTACTGTGTCGGACGGCGAGATGTCAAGTTGGTCGAAGCCCTGATAGAAGCCACCGGCTGCGAAACGAGTGTAAACCAGCGGTATTTCTATCTGGTATCCACCTTGCAGCATCTTCTTGTTCCTCGCGTTAAGGCGGAAGAACATGAGGTTGCTACGGTAGACGTTATCAACCAACGTCGGATAGATGTACCGGCGTGAGATCGAGTTGATCTCGTTGGTACCGATCGGCGTAGCCAATGTTATCTCCTAGTTAGCTTCCGTGTCCCTAACCCCGAACATCATTTCGTCTATTTCTGCTACCATAGCGGCGTGACGTTGACGGGGATCGGAGGGTACTGCGTTTTGGGTGCGAGGAACAGACCCAGCAGCACCCGATACCCCCCCTAGTTTCTCCTTGCGGATAGCATCAGCGGCATCTCGGCGGGCACGGGCATCAGCGCGACGTGCAACCTCGAGTTGCCGTGTTTCGGGGGAGAGCAAATAGCCAGCCTCTAAGGCGGATAGTGTCGCCTGATAGGGGTCAGCTTTAACGGGAGCACCAGTGAGAGGATCAATACCGTTCATGTACTGATCTGCGAAATGGGTGTTACGAGCCGATAGCACTACACTTTTCCAGATGGACTCGTCGTCGATCTGTTTGTCGGCCCTAAACTTGGACATTGCAGCCTCGGCAGCCTGAGCGTAGTTGTTGATCGCTTGTGTGGTGGACAGCTCGGCGGTTTGCTGCGATTGGAGGCGGAGAGCGTTGAGCGCCATCTGCTGTTTCTGCATCTGGTCCCACATGGCCCTGTAGCCCGCGTCGTGGGCGTACTCCTCTGGCATGGAGGGAAGGGGATCCACAACAGGTTCGGAGGGAGCAGGGGGCGCCTGGGGGGCCTCTCCGCGGAGCAGGCGGGTCACGCCCTCGCGAAGCTGCGGGTTGGTGGCGATCATCTGGTCGAACTGCGCCCACGCCTCGGCCTGCTGGCGGGAATATTGACGGCCACCGATAGTGTAACTGTCAGGCTCAGGGGGCGAGGGGACCTCAGGAGGTACGAACTCGTCGGAGGTTTCGCCCTCCTGAGGTTCATCTGGCGCGGCGCTCCCAACGTCGCCAGAATGATCTTCTGGTTCTACGGTCGCGTTCCCACCTGGGGGTACCAGGCGACCGCTGTTAGCGAACTCTGGTGTCGCTGGGCTTTGTTGACCGGACACCAAAGGCGATAACGGAGCACGCAAGGATCCCGTCGAACGAAGATAGGCTTCCACTGCGTCATCTGTTACTCCACCATGTTCAGAGTCGGTGGGGAGCGGATCGGCTCCTGCCGCTTTACGACCATCCCAATCCTCTAGCTGTGCAGCGAGGTTAGGGAAAATGGTGCGTAGGTCGTCAGCCACGATGCTTCTTCCTGCTCTGGCCCATGTAGTGACGGCGGGGCATTAGCCTACACCTACCGATGCTGGGCCTGCGAGTGTGCGGCGTAGTTCGTCAGGGTTGGGGGTACCGAACCCGCTCATACCGGCGCCGCCGCCTGGCTGTATTTGGCGGGGAGGCATAGGTCCGCCAGGGGATTGCGGCCCCATGCCTCCACCCGCCTGCATTCCAGGCATACCACCCTGAGCAGACTGTTGGTCTTGCTGAGGCCCTCGAACAGCTTGACCGATCTGCTGTGTGCGGACAGTCTGGATGTATTTGATAATGCCTTGTTCTAAAGCTTGGATCACCTGCATGTGTGCCTGTGCGTCCGGCATGAGTTTAGCTTCGGTGAGTAGCTGTAACATCTCTTGAAAGACGGTGACTACCGACTGTTGCTGACCACCACCTGAACGCTTACCGGGCATTATGGCTTAAGGTCCCTCGGCTTCGATGTGATACCGCCCTTGGCGTCTACGGCCGGGTCGTTACCATAGATATGCGCGGTGTGACCCTGGCGCATAAACTGGTTGGTACCTTTCTTGGGGATCTGTTCACCAGGCATTAATGTCGCTTCCTTCCTCGGCTGGCATCTCGGCCAACCCTTGTTCCTCGGCCTCTCTTAAATGCCATTCTGTCTCCTGTTTATGGTCCCCGCCTACCCTTCCCAATAGGCGGGGACCAAGATTACGAACGTTTCTTGTGATTGCGGCCGCTTGAACGGCCAGCCATTACCTTGCGGGCAACGCTTTTAGCCATCAGCGCCTCTTTCGTTTACGGGTGGAGTCTTTGCGGGCAATGCCACCGCTACTCATGTCTACTCCTACTTCCGGTGATGCTTACGTCCACGACGAGCCATAACCTTATCCCTCCTCTCGGTGGTTAGTGGGAGCGAACATGACGACTACGCGCCTCCTAGCAGAATCCTTCGTGGTCGGATATCCGACCAGCACCATTGCTTATACGTCCAGCTTCCGCGGGGTCTACACGACCCGACGGGGGTAGGCGATGCCCGAACAGGGTCCACACGGTCTCGAAGTCTTCGTGACCGCCTTTCCAGCCTTCAGGGTTGGGTCTTTCAGCCATCGGTATACACCTACCACACGGAGCGGCAGTGCGAAATGCTAAGTTTGACGTTGAGCTTTTTGGCGGGCACCGGGTTCACCTATTAACCCCTGTTTGCGTTTGTTGTAGAGTCGTTCGAGTATTTTGTCGGAGTCTTTAATACCATGAGTATCCAAGACGTACTGGTCATCTACTGCGCCGAGTGCAAGAAGCTTCTCAGCTTCGGCCATCCTGGCATTGCGGGATGTGGGCTTATTGGCCCCCGCCTCTGCCCTCACGATAAACTTGAGTGGCGTATCACCGTTAGTGGCGGGATCGTAAAAGTGGTGACCAGCGAGGAACATGGGTGCGTACTGCCCGTCTTGACCCAATATGGCAACTGTGCGGTGTTCAGTATAGTTTTGTGCTATGAGGTCGGCGATCTTGTAGGCGGAGTCACTGAGCATCCACGCATAGTTAGTCATAGCCGAGCGTATGCGTACCATCGCTGCTTCCTGAACTGACTGTATAACACCTTCGGCGGACCGTTGGTTAGGTACTTGACCTTTCTGGATACCGGTCAGACCAGCTATGTTCTCCATTCGCTCTATCCAGAAGCGGACAAGTTCCATGATCTCAGTGGGAAGTTTAGGTGGTTCTAGCCAACGGGGGAAGTTCCCGCCAGCGGCGGCTGTTTGATTGCTAATCGATAGACGTGTACCGGGTCGGTTGATGATCCCCACTCGTCCCAGGCCGCTAGTCGTTGGCTCAAGAAAGATGGGGTTGCCAATAAGCTCAGTGTTTTGCTGAGCAGCAGTGAGAAGTCGGTTAATGTAGATCTGGGGATATGCCAAGTGGTCAACGAGAGATATGCCGTAGAACTCCCCTATGTCGTCGGTACGGAAATCTGAGTATGGGTGTTGGCCGTGATCCCACAGTTCGTCAGCCCACTCTTCGTATAGGATGATCCCGTTGCACATTACAACGCACTTCCAGCGCGACTGGGCGAACTTTTCGTTACCCCACGGTTGTTCCTCGGGCGGCGAGTCAGGGTTGCGCCAGTTTTCTTTCAACCAAAACTCGTACACAACATAACCAGGCAGGGGATCATAGGCACGCTTATAGCTGTTGGAACGATTCCATGTCGTGTAAGTTCCTTGAGGGTAACTGCCCAGGAATGGAGCTTTAGGTTGCGAGCCTCCGTCGGTGTAGATATTGGGTCGCTCATCAATGCCGTCAGTACTGGTACCAGGATAACGGAGTAGATGTGCTGTACGTGGGTACATTCGGTAGAGTTGATTCCAAGAGACACGCCGAGCCTCCACGAAATATTCAGCATCGTACATTGATGTGGCGAACGGGTCAGGGTAGAACGCCCAAGGGTCAACCCGACGTATGACAGCGTTGCCTGCACCGCCGGCGGCACCGTTGTCCCACACATTTTTGATTACACCAAGCCCGAAAAGACAGTCGTCGAATAAGGCTAGTTTCAGTTGTTGTTCATAGTTCTCGTTATCGTAGTTGGTTTGGTAAAGGTTAGTTAGGTCTGAGGCGATCTGCTTGACGAACGAGTAGTACTTGGAGAACGGGTCGGCCGTGGGGAAGTACACGATCTCCGGTTTCTGGTCGGTCATCCACCCAACCCATGACGAGATAAGCGGAAAGATTTCGCTGTCACGCGGCTGTGGCGCCCATGATGTAACGTTAGAACCAGATATACGGTTATGGAGAAGACGGTAGTTGCGAAGCCAAGAGTCGTAGCGTTGACGTTTGGAGTCGCGGGCCTCTAGGAACAGTTGGCGAAGATAGTTGGTTTTGTCTAAGTCCGTGGACGAAGTGGAGTAGGTGTGGGGCATCGGCTCGAGTTCGGCACGGGCTACACCAACGTTACTAGGCATACTTCTCGGCTATCGCTCTACCTTGAGTGTTAAGGATGTCGTCATGTTCAGGGAATGGGACTTGTTCCTTCATCACACCCGGGTCTACCATTTCGTAAGTATGAGTTGTGCCTGTGGCAATGGAGTTCTCGTCAGCACGACGGCGGAGCATACTCTTAAACTCAGACTCGGTACGAACATAGGAGCCGACCGAGTAGTTGAAGTGCGGCTGGAATGCGGTCGTAGGGGCTAGTTGAAGGGTGCGGACACGGCAGCCGAAACAGGTGTCAGGGTTGAAATGGGTGATACCGTGGGTGCGGATCATAGCGTTATGGGAGTGGCGGTCATGTAAGTGATGTAGTACGGGCCTCCGGTGATGCCACCCGACGTTTTGGCTTTAGCTGTGAACGCCTGGGCAGAGTAAGCTTGGAGTAGAACAGTGCCAGCAGTTGTGACACGGACAGCCATGCGGATTGCACAGGACCCTGCGGCTGACGCGGCAGCCTGAATGGACCCTGCATGTACCGACCCTGCACCCGACATGATACCTGTAGACGAGAAACCAGCAGTACCACCGACAACAATAGCGTCTATCTCGGCGGCCGTAACGGACATTAGCACGCCAAGGTGTGCTTCGATATCCCAAGCACCGAGCGGTAATGTTATGGTTAACAGAGTGGTGAGGGTTGCTGCTCCGACGGCTATGTCAGCACCCAACTGCGCGGACTGGGTTGACTGGAGGATAGGCACACCGGCCTGTGTCCAGTTAGCTGCCTGCCCAGGAATATTCCCGTCACCGGTTAAGATCGGGTAGACGAACCCTGTGGTGAAGGCACCACCAGGCTGTGTAGGTACGGTGAACGTGAACTGAGTGGTAGACGTGACAACGATAGGTACCTGTATACCGGTTAGAGCGGTAGTGCCTGTAAATCCACCGGCCTGTATAGTCACCCACTGGTTGTTGTCTAAGGCAAGAGTGGAACCTACGGTAGCTGTGGCTACAACCGTAGTCGCCGTACCCGACGATGCGGTGTAAGTACCGGTAGGAGTGGTCCCTGGGACTATAGAAACCTGAGTGGCCGCACCTACAGACCCAGCAGCTATAGCCGCCACAGGCCAGGTGCCGTTAAGGTTGTTCCATGTGCCACCGGCAGCGGCTGTTATAACCGTCTGTGAACCTACTGCTAGTGCGGCAGCAGAGGTTAGAGTACACACAGCTATACCAGAAGTGATAGTAGCGGTCGATGCAGTGTAGGTACCTGTCGGTATAGGCGAGTTGAAGAACGTGAAAGTGGTAGCGTTGGGAACCGTTAGCACGGTCTGGGAGCCGTTAATATTAGACCATGTACCACCGGCAGCTGATGCGATGGTTATAGTCGCACCGGGGTAAAGACCGGCCGTGGCTGCAACAGTGGCTGACACTAGTCCGGTCGTTGTAACGGTGGCGGCGGTGATGGTGCTAGCGTAAAGTGAGGCGGCGGTGATAACGTCAGCAGACCCAGCGGCCACAGTTAGGGCTGACATGCTGATAGAGATAGATGTCTTTTGGGTTTGTGCACCCGACTGGGATTGGAGAGTGCCGTTACCTACGTTAACGTTGTTGATCTGATCGGCGGCAGTGAACCCTGTGCAGATGTATTGCCAGCCGTGAGCGAGAGTGTCAGCCTCAAAGTTGACACCGTTCATCTTGATACGCCCAGTGCCGAGCTTTGTAATAGCCGGATAGTTGGACGGGGTTTGAGAGTAGAAGTCCCAGCCGTCAATGGACAGCGCACCAGACCCAGCGTGGATAAGTATTCCTTGCCCAGAGCTAGAGTCGAACATTCCACCCTTAATGTGGATAGCACCAGCACCGGTTATGAGTACTCCAGGGTTACCACCCGTCCAGTGTCCCCCAACGATCACTAAGTTGGAGGCACCGTTAAGCACTTCCACGCCATCTTTGAACCGACAATCAGTTATCTTACCGTCTGTAGCGTTCCATGATAAGGTCGGCTGAGAGGAAGGGTTATCGGTAGAGTTACCATAGCAGCCGAAAAGGTTAGCTCTCGATGTGCCTGACCCGATATAAACACTGGCAGTGGACACTTTACCTTGCCACGACGAGCGGTCCATCGTGAAGTCAGAAGCAGCGTTACCTGTACCGTTCGCGTAAATAACGTAGCTAGGTATTATGGTGGTCTGTGTGTCAAAGTTACATTTGACAATATTGCAGTCGGCCCCATTAACATACACCATACAAGACTGTGGCGAAGTACCGATGGTGAAAGTGGAGGTAGGTACGAAGAAGGCACCGATAGGGGTGTGTGTTAGTCCACCAGGGTCAGGTGTGGGCTGAAGGAATGATGGGCCTACAAGGGTTATTCCGTTACCATTCAGTTGTAGCGGCTGGGATATGGCGATAGAGCCTGACGGGAATAGGATCTGCCCACCAGAAGCAGGCAGCGAGTTGATCATGTTCTGTATGGAGGTAAAGTTATCCGTCGTGCCGTCTAGTACTAGCCCTGAGGCAAAGATGTTACCGACCGGCGGTCCTACACCCGAACCACCTGTACCGTCAGGGTTACGCCCCGAGGCCATCATCGCTAGGATCGTTAGTATCCGTTCCTCTATAGTTTCAGCGGGTAGCGAAACCGAGGGCGAGGGGCCTAGGTTAACTAGCTGAGCGGCGGTGGGCGCGGCCATCAGGAACCTCTCGTAGTGCCGTCAGGGTTAAGGTTCGAAACGATGGAGGCTAGGGCGTACAGCCAGCGTTGCCGTATCCCGTGAGGCTGCAAACCCGGGGCGACGGTGCTGTTCTGCCTCCACTGCGGTTGTGTGGGGGTTGTCAACGGCTGCTCCTTCGACTTTTACGTTTACCCTGCTGACGTGCCGACTCTTTACGACCTGTTACCGACGATCTGCCGTGCGCCCAAGCTTCAGCGATGTCGGGATGGTTGGCCCATAGGTAGCGTCGCTGGTTCTCGGACTTGAATGGCATTAGATGAACGTTAGGGTGACGACACCGGTGATAGCTGATGCTGAGGTTAGACCGACATTGTTGGTACCGTTAGGATTGAAGAACGGGATGACCGACGGCATGTTCGCTGAGATGGGGATACCTGTGTCGCCTGTGACACCTTTGAGGGTGAGCTGGATAAGGTTGGACGACGGTGGCTCTATAACAACGAACTGTGCACCGGTCGGTGCTGTGGTCGAGATGAACGTTCCTGAGCCGAACGTAAGCGATGTGACACCGATGGACGGAAAGGTCGAGACTATGTTTAGCGGGCCGAGTACGACCGTGCCGCCTTGGAACGTGATAGAGTTAGACTGAAGTGTAAGTGTACCCGCCATTACTTCCGCCTCTTCCTATAGCTAACCTTACGTGAAATGTTCTTAGGCATTAGTGGCCGATCGACTCATAGATGTCACCTAGGTACATGTCGTCGAACTCCTGTTGGTAGATGTCGAGGATGGTCTTGTTGTGAGATGGTATGTCAGGCATAAACGGCCCTTCCCGATCTGACGCCGTGACACCGATAGCCAAGGCCATAACCGCATCGTCGTGTGAGATACCGTCCCCGTTCCCCCATGTACCATCTTCGCGCTGGACATAGTTCCGCATCTGATTGTAGGTGACCCGATCATGGATCAAAATGCTATTGTCAACCACGAGTCTGAGCAGCATCCCGATGGCCCACTGTTTGCGCTGATAGTTCGTGGACCAGCCGAACACGTTGAACGAGCCTTTAAGACGGTCAGCCGTCTTGTGCAGCCAGATGTTGTTATATCCCACACTGAGGATACGGCCCATCGCGGCCTGACCGCCACCCTCGACCTCGGGACAGATCATGCAATGGTTGTAGTAATCACCGATAAGCATAAGCTCATCAGCAAAAGCTACAGGGTTGCAGCGACCATGCCAAACAGCGACCTGCTCCAGCGAGCCGCGGTTGATCACCTGGATGCAACTGGGGTCCCCAGGGATAGACTCCGAGGGGTCACCGGCGGCGAAGTAACGGTCACCGCGACCGTCGCGGTTAGGGCGTTTGTAGACGGTAAGGTTGCCGGATGGGTCAGGTACGAAACGTACGAATCCGGTGGGGTCGCGGTGACAGTATCCCCGTACACCACTCTTCTCGTCGAAGCACTCTTTAAGACGATGCGGGGAGAAGATTGGTTTGCCTGAAGTGATGAACGCTTCTTCAGGGTACGAAGGGTACTCCTCCATAAACTTCTCGACATCACCGTTGAACGAGTTGTAAACCTTCCACGCACGCCACGAGATAGACCCGTAGATGTACTCGTCGGTGAACCCGTCCTTAACCATAAGACGGTGTAGTTGTTTCTCGTCAGGGTTAAGTTCTAGTTTGGTCGAGCGGTGATAGGTGGTGTGATGGTACTCGGGATGCTTGTACCAGGGGAAGAACATCGGGTAGTAGTCGACGGAGCCTTCCTCTGCCCGCTGCCACATGTCGTAGAACCAGTTGCCGACACCGTTAGCGGTCGATTCTAGTATGACGATAGAGCCGTGGTGTTGTGAGACAGTTTGGTCAAGTCCTCCCCACAGAGCGGCCGGGTCCTGCCAGAACGCCACCTCGGAAGCATGTAGTGCCTGGATTGTGCTACCACGGCCGGATTGTTCGTTCTTAGCTGTCGCGACACGTATCTGAGAGCGAGTTTCCGCCCATGCCAGTTGTCGGCGAGTTGAATACTTCTGTGTGTAGGCTCCACGGAACGGCCATGTCTCCCAGTACAGTT